ACAATCATAGCTTCAGGGTGTTTGTTAAAATCATCTAGTGTCTTTTTAACTTTAGGAAAGTTTGGTTTATTATCTACAAAGCGTAATGAGATAAAACTTTCAAAGTGATGAGGACTGAATACTTCTATTCTTAAATCAACAATAACAAAGTCATTATCATTTTTTGTTTTTGCCATTGCGGTTAAGTACCTTGTCCGTCATTTTTGTAGAAAATGTAGCCGTAAAGACTATGATTACAAGATACCATACGGAATCAGGGAGGTCGTTTATAATTCTTACCCATTCTTCAAAATTATCTCTTGTTTTTTCAAACCAACCTGTGCTTAACATTGCAATAAGCCATATCATTAAAATTTCGTCTTTCCAACTTTTATCTTGGCTCTTAATTCTAGTTATATCTACATCTTTAGCTGCCTCTATTTCAGCAGCTCTAATTGTTTTAACTTTTTCTGCCTTATGTTTAAAATGGTCTGTAACTTTACCTACTGCCATTTTTGTAAGTGGATTATTTAATAATTTAAACCACATCATTTTAACTCCTTTAATAATTCGCAAAAGTGTATTGCCTTGTCTATATCCTCTTTACCATTTTTCTTATCGTATCTGCAAATGTATTTTATAATTGAACCTTGTATAAAAGATAAGTTGTTTGCAGTTATAAATTCTATTGGTTGTATTTTAAAAGATTTATAATGATTGCCGCCTATTTGTTTATCTGTTGCTTTCTTATGATGTTGTAAATCTGTATCAAAATCACTCATACTATCTTACCTATCCATTTACCTTTATTGTTTAATACCATAGGTAACAATCTAGGAATACCATTGAGTATTACTCCACAACCTAATATAAATCTTGTTCTAAAGTTTTTTGCATAGTTCATAGATAAACTTTTTTGATTTATCAGACATCCAACATTCATACCAAAGAATAAGTTATCTGGATTTGCCCACCAAGATATAACAAACTTTGTATGATAATGACCCTGCACAGCACTCATACCCATTGTTTGAGATACCTTTAAAATGTCTGCACTTCTACCATGTGTAAAGAAACATCTTTGACCATTAGACATAGTAAGAGTTAAATCATCTATCCATTTCCATTTCTTTGTTCCTAAAAAATCTCCATAGTCTTTTAAGAACTCTCTACTCATTCCAAACTTTAAAGCTCTACGATAAACCAAGCTAGAGTGGTTACTATCTACTTCTATCATTTGTGGAAAGATAGATTCTAATTCTTTAACATATTTTTTTGATATTTGTAGTTCGTGTCCTGGAGAATATAAATCAGGATCGTGTGTGTGCATATTGATAGCATGAAAGTCTAATAGGTCTCCAATATTTACAATGAAGTCTGGTTTAAATTCTTTTTTTATTTCTTTTAAAAATGCAAAACTGTCTTGATGGTGGAATGGAATATGAAGATCACTTATAACTAGAATTGATTTGTGCATATAATGTTCTTATATGCTATTAGTTGTGTTATTGCAACAGAGAGTAGAGTAAGTGAGTAGCTGCTATCAAACAAATAGTCCACATCACTTTTTCCATTCTTGAAACTCTCATTTCTAAATGAGCTAAATGATTTCCTCTAATCGTTTGTATTTCTGCTTTTAACAATTTTATTTCTCCCTCTATTCTTATAATTGATTCTCTGTTTGACCTAGAGGTATTCATCTTATCTTCTCTTTCTTCTTTTTCTTCTTAAATCTGTATCGTGTTTCCTAGAGCCACGCATAAAAGAATTTACTCTACCCATAGACCATGCTGCCATAGATGTACGAGGTCTTGACCCTGATGATAAAAATGCACCTTGACCTCTTCTATAGACTTTTTTAAGCATACCTAAAGTAATACCTTTTCTACTTTTAGCTTTTGCTCGTAAAGTAGATATTACTCTTGCTGATAATTTTCTTCTTCTAACTGCCACTTCTTCTCCTTGCTCTAAACATAGATGCAGGTATTCTTGCACCTGATTTATATAACCTAGACATAGCTTTTATTAAATTAGCTCTTGAACTTCTACTACCACCTTTAAGTCCAGACAAATACTTTTTAGGTAATCCTGTTGCTTTGTCTTTTGGTACTTTTCTTCTTTTCTTTTTCCTAGCCATTATCTTTTTCTTTTTCTTCTTTTCTTATGAGCTGAATTTTTCATAAGTCTGCCATCAGGCATATAATGATAACCTTTAGGTGCTTTCTTTCTTCTTTTAACCATTATCTTCTTTTTTTTCTTTTACCCATTTTACTTTTTCTGGGTTTGTTTTTTCTTTTTTTGTTTTTTCCGTGTCCATAATGATATGGCATATTATCCTCCTAGTTTGTTAATTTACCATCTGACCATTTAGCGTCAGGTAATCCATTTTTATATGACTTGCCATCATACGTCAATATTTGCTTTCTATTTGACTTGTCAGCGTAACTACAATGAATCCATCCAGAGTTTGCTTCGCCTGTCCAATATTCTAATATTAATTGATCAAACTCGCAGTTATTAGAAATCCACATTGCTACTTGCAAGTTTGACACACCACCTATTTCAAAATCGACTGCTTCTCCTTTAGTGTGTTGTGATGTTGCTTTACTACCTATTGCTTCGCATAGTTCAGGACTTCTATAACCTGATGTAATAATAACTGGCTTATCAAATTTAACTCTTACTGGTTCTAATATATTATAACAAACATCAGTTAAGCTATTTATCTCTCCTGATCCTGCTTTATTAGATATACCTTTTCTAGTTGCAGTTTGTGATTTTTCAAACTCTTCTAATGTAAAATGTTTTGATAGTCTCATTTTGGGATTCCTAGTAATTTACGTTTATCAAATAGGTTGGTGTTGGCAAACTTTCCGTTTGCATGATTGTAATGTAAAAAAACTTGACAGCATATATCTCCTGTAAATTTCTCTCTCCAATGTTCTAGTTCACATCCACTATATATCAACATATCGCCTTGATGTAAAAGCACTTTTTTACCTTTTGGAGCATTAGGTTTGTGTATTTCTTTATACTCATCTATTACAGTATTAGCTCCAGTTGGGTCTAAATATATTGCCCATAAATCGCCTCCTAAATGTAAAGTCGTAGATATTTCACAACTAGGTCTATCTTTATGTTTTTTTAATACATTACCTTTATTGTAAATTCTTGTGTAAGAATAAGTAGGAACAAGACTTAATCCTGTTTTCTTTTCCATAATAGGTTTGACATACAATAATAAAGTTTCCATAACCCAATCAGCATATTTAGAATAAGCTCCTGGCACTTGTTGATCTACCCAATTACCTATTATTGGATTTGCTGGATTAATGATATTATTTTGTGTCATATAATACACAGCATCTTGCTGTAGCATCATGTAATTAAAAATAAAATTAGCCATATCTTTAGGTATAGCTTCTTTAATTATTTGGTATTTATTCTTTTTAAAACTCATATTTGTATAAAGTTATAAGATACAGAAACTCTCCAGCTCTTTTCTCCTTTATCTGTATTAAGGTTTATATCAACGCCATGTGGAAGCCAAGATGGAAAAAATATCATCCTACCCTCTACAGCTTCATAAGCTACAACTCTCCACAACTCTTTAGGCATATTATCTACTCGTCTTGGCATATGTGTATTAGGTCCTGGTCTTGGGTCTTCTATAAATAACTTACCAGAGTTTTTAGGAACTTTAATATAATAAACACCAGACCATAATGAATTAGGATGCGTATGTGTTTTATTGTAACTGTGTGTAGGATTAATATTTGCCCACATATTGCCTAAACCTAATTTCGGTTTTATGCCATAATCTTTATTACACATTTCTGCCATTACAAACAACTCTTGTATTAAAGGTTGATATTCTTTTTTATCATTCATATTAGTTTCGCTGTGCCAACCATAACCTGAATTGGTTTTAAACTCTCCTGTTGGTTTGCCTTTTTTAACATCTTGTTTATGCCAAGACTTTATATGTTTAAATAAATATTGATTTAGTTGTTTTGCGTTAGGTAGGTCTCTCCAATAAAAAGGTGTAGGAAATAATACTTCTCGTTTCATTTAAAAGGTGTTCCTCCAAACCACATAACTAAAGATCGCCTTATTCCTTTCTTGACAGGTTCTACTCTATGTTTCATAAACGAGGCAAAGAACACAGCTTGTCCTTGTTGTAATGTAATTTTACTTTTATTATCATCAAAAGCTAAATCTCCACCTTTAAATTCTGATGGATCAGATAACAAACAAGTCATAGATATTTTTCTAATAGGATGTTGTCCTGTTTGTCCAAAAGCATTTAAGTCCATGTGCCAATCATAAAATCCACCTTTAGGATATTCTGTAAATTGTGCTGGTTCTGTTAATCTAACATTATCAAACATCATGTGATTTAAATTAACAATAGATAATTGATTCTCTATTACTTTATACATTTCTGGCATTTTATGAAATGGAATCCAACTTATTGTAGTAACTCTTTTTTTTGTGTCTTGCTTACCAGCTTTACCACCACCTACTTTAGCTTGTTCAGGTTTTTCTTTATGTCCTGCTTGTATAATTAATCTACATTGTTCTGGTGTGAACATGGGTTTTGTTGTTGTTGCTATATAAGATTGCCAATGTGGCATAAAAGGTATCATTCTAATTGTCCTCCTGCTGTTCTACTTGATACTGGGTTATACTCTACATCTACATTACAAACTAATGTTCTACGTTTTTCTTTTGTTCTGTTAAAAGGATAAACGCAATGCCTCATGTCATAAGGAAATATATAGAAATCTCCTACTCGCATATTTGGAGAATAATCTGTTTTAGAAAATTGACCATTAGCTGAACCTATAATTTGTAATCTACCATTCATAGGTTTTGATTCTGCTGAATATTCAACACCTGTATCTTTAGGTAAGTTCATAATCATAACTGATGACAAACCTGTGTAAAGCATACCTTGATGAATGTGTACTGGATTGTATTCGTGAGCTTTCATTTCATTAACCCATATAGAGTTTATGTTCATATTGTATTCGTGTATTTTATTCCAATCTAAATAATGTTTAAATACTGTATAAAACCATCTTAATACATCTTGTGAAATAAAATTATGTCTGTGCATTTTATCGCTATCTTTACCTCCATAAAATAAAGATACTTCATCTTTAATTTTACCTACTAATTGTTTATTTGCTTTTGGTAAGTTCTTCTTTTGTACTTGATATAGTTTTTGTAAATAGTTAAACACTTCTAAAGGCACTTGATATTTAAGTACAGTTTGCCCTAGATAGACAAAATCAAACTTCATTTTTTAAGTTTCTTTTTTTCTTTTCCTTTAGGTAATAACTCGCCTGATTTTCTAACTCTTTCTAAAGTATGGAGCTGACCTAGTACATTAAAGACTTCAGGTTGAGAAGAACCTGGTGTTAGCGTGTCTTTTTGATGTTGTAGTCTTAACATATAAGAATCTGCTTGATGGGTATTTACATCCTCTTTGTCAAAGTTTCCATCATCAAACTCTTTCTTTAGTTTAGACCAAGTTGCCACTTCTCTCATTCTATGTTTAGCAACTAGCTCCATACTTGCTTGGGCATAAACTTTTTCTTCTAGTTCTATTTCTA